AGATTCTGGAAAGATTAAGCAATGGGTGATTGCGAAAAAGGACTTCCATCAGAGATGGGAGATTCTGTGATAATCGAAGAAGATGATTTCACTGGATTATGGGTGAGCAAAAAAGATTCCTTTTCTGTCTTATTGGTTCTTAGCAATTCTCCTTCTCCTTATATAACAAGCAATTTATTTCAAGATCTGAAGCATCTATTGAAGGAGTTACCTATATGATGCCTTCTTTGAAAACCGGATGGGTTGATATTTTTGTTCTCAAACAACATTTTAGGCGCGCATGAATAAAGATGATCTTGTCGGCACCATCTGGTATGATAAAGATGTTGATAGTTGTTTTCTTGTTCTAAATCGAATAAGTCCAAGAAATTATGATCAATGTTACACAATCATGTGGGAGGATTACGATACCTGTCCATGGGGACATGATGAAATTTTGAATGATTCATCTATGGTGAGGATTTCCGGATGAGTGATAAAGATGATGATGATCTCATTGGGCTCATTGGAACCATTTGGTTGCATAACACCAGCAATGAATGTTGGATGGTATTGAGATCGAATATATTATATAGCAACCTTTTTGACATATTATGGTCCGATGGGTTGATATCAACAAAGCATTATCTGAATGGGGTTATAAGAAGAAATTCCACATTGATTTCAAATCATGACCAATCAAAATAGGCCGCGCAAAAGACATTATGCAGCCGATGATCATCTCTCAATAGGCTCATTCTATTTCGCATTGAGCGATGGATGCACGTGTAAATCATTTTGTGTTGTTGATAGGAATGAACACTATGAAGGTGAACCTAAGGTGTATTGGATCATTGATGAATGCGGAAACCTCAAAACTATCTCATGGGGTGTTTTGGCGCGGAAAAATTATGGGAATACGGACGAATTTGAGATGAACACCAATTCAAAATAGGTCCCTCAATAGGCTCTGATTAGGCCCGCAATCGTACGAGAATGAGCCATAAAAGGTTTTGATATGTTGAACGAAGAACAATCCAAGATTGAACAGAATAGGCTTATTGGGTCAATTTGGGTCAATGTAGGTGAAGATTTAAGGATCTTAATCGGGTTCAAAACAATGCAAGCAGCGCTCAATCGGGCGTCTAACCAGAGGATGATCAGAGGTGTGTTCTTATTAAGCAATGGGAGGATACATCATTCGATTTTTAGTGTTGATGATCTTCTTCATTATGAGAATGATCATGATCAGGATGATTTTAGGCGGGTGAGGTGACAAGACTTAACACCTCGTAAGGGTGTTACTATGCGGATTTATTACGTTTTTTTGTTGAACTTTTATCGTTTTGTGTTATGATTGTGATCTGAAGGGAAGCAAATCAAATGAATGAAGAAAACAACAAAACAGTGATTACCGATACAAAACATCCAAATTATTACGATGAGGACAACCTAGAGCAGCTTTGGTATCAATCATATCGTAATCACGGCGGAGTAAAACTATTTGATGAATGGAAATCATATCTTGAATGGTTTCTTGATCACATATCACCAGGCATGGTTCAACATACATTGACAAAACGTACATGGAATAAATGGGTGAAGATGGTCGGGAGCCCTGAGGAGGCCGAATCATATGTTGATGGCGTGGATGAGGTGACACCATTGACTTGATCATCAAAAAAAACCAAATTAGGTTCTTAGCAGGCCCATCACGATCAATCGTTGATGGGTTTTGTTTTTTTGATCTAACGGGTACGTTTATTACCCTTACGTGCCGTTAGATCGTCTATACTATTTTCTATCGTGATCTGATTTCATCAGTCGTTAAAATTTTTGATCGTCTAGTATTGTGTTGAGAGGCAGTCAACACGAACATGATTAATATAAATGAACTGAGTAAAAAAGATGTAGATGACATGATCGCTCATGCGGTCAATATCATAGTTGGACAATCTAATTTTCCAAACGCTGGGATGTTTACACCTTATGGCATTGCAACTAATGTCAAAGAAAATTTCCCAATTGAAGGAATGAATCTATATTCAAATTCGGCGCATGGCGGATATGGAATCAAATACAATGTGGCTCACGAATATCTGTCCACCGCCGCACTTCGTTGCGCGGACAAAATGTATGGAAGATATTGGTTTGAAGAAAATTACCAATGGATGATTTTATGTTATGAACGGCCATCATGGTTTTTAAGTCTGTTACACTTTTGGGAAATTGTACCTACAAAAGAAGAATGTGAATCAAAAATTCGAGAATATTTTCCGGAGTATTTTCAGAAATGATCGATCGAACTCTTCGTACGTGTTATGAGTGTGGGCAGGTTTGCAACGGCAAAAAGGGCATTGCCTATCATCTAAAAACAAAGCATAATATTTCATATCATGATTACATTGTTGAACATGAATTTGATGGAAAATGGCCAACGTGTAAGTGCGGTTGCGGAGCAAAGGTTAGCTATTTTAGTGGATCTTTTGCCATTTATATAAATGGCCATAGAGACATTGGTAAAAAACGTTCAGAAGAAACTAGAAAAAAAATCTCTGATTCTCAAACTGGTAAAAAACTTCCGGAAGCTCACAAAAACAATATTCGCAAAGGCGTTCAACTATATCACGATACACATGACAATATTAAAATAGCAGTACGTCTTGCCAATAAAGACAAAAAGTTTTCTCAAGAACACAAAGATAGAATTTCAACAACCAGAAAATCCAGAATAGCTTCTGGAGAGATTATCATTAATGCTGATGCTATTTCGAAGACAATAACTCAAATGTATATCGATGGAGGAATTCCATGGTGCGTCGGACAATATATTTCAACGAAGACCGGTAGAACAGTCAATTACAGATCTTCGTGGGAATTGGCATATGCCAAACTCCTTGATAATGATCCGAATGTAACATATTGGGAATTCGAAAAATTTCATCTAACGTATACAACACCACAAAACAAGAAACGACGATACATTCCTGATTTCATCGTATGTTATGCAGATGGACATCAAGAATTAGTAGAAGTCAAACCAAATAAACTCACTACAAACAAAACAAACATTGCTAAACAGTTGTCTGCGGAAATATTTTGTGCAGAACAGAATCTTTCATATGTCAGCTGGAGTCTCACTGGCGAATAAAGTTGGATTTTTTGTTGTCTTTTCGTTTTTTGTGATGTAGTGTCAAAACACAAGGTAATCAAACATGTAAATCATAACTGCGTTGTTTAAATAAAAAAGGTCGCTCTTACGAGCGACCCTTTAGTGTCACGAACTAAATCTGATTAATCAGATGACATTCATGTCGAGGCACGAAACGGTCCCGAAATAATCACTGCGCACCATTTTTTTGCCGTAACGCGTCATTACGCCCTTCCTAGGTGTCAAATCTTCAGGCGCATAAATCGTCTGAGTGATAACTAGGGGGACGTAAGGCGAATAGACGTATCCAGTTTCGAGATACGAACCGCCCTTGTACCCCACGAGCACCTTAGAACGAGGGAAGTAAGGGTCCTTATAGACCGTGAAACGGTTGCTCAACGAACCAACCGACTCACAACCCAATGAGAACACACTAGGAGCCTGACCTTCGCCGTCAAAGGAAACCTTTGGACGATACATTACGGACGATTCAAGGATCGTTGCAACGTCAGGACCGCAAACGATGAAGTTCGCCGCACCGCGAAGAGTCTTGCGGTGAATGGTGTTCGCAACGTCAATAACGGTCTCAATGAGGGTTTCATACCATTCACGAACAGTGCCCGTGAACTGAGGACCGATGCTGAGCGAGCTAGCAAGGTTGATAGGATCTCCGGTGAGCTTGTTAACAAACTTACCAGGAGCACGCGACCAATAAAGGTTTGCACCATTGGCTTGCGTGAGAAGATCGTTAAGAATTTCACGATCGAGTTCAAGCGCAATTTGCTGCGAAAGAATCTGGGTCAATTCGACTTCTGCGTCCATCGAGTGATAGGCGTTGAGGTCTTGTGCAAGCTCTGGGCTCCAACGTGCACGGAGTTTGCGCGTCTGAGCGGTGATTGCAATCGACTCAATCTTGATATCAATTTCTGGAATCGCTGGGGTTGCCGACGTTCCGAAATCCGACTCGAAGGAAGGAAGGGTAAGGGTTGCGCCCGAACCGCTATCAACCGAGAGTTGGTCCACAATCGCGCATGATGCCGTGACCGTGAAGTTGACGTTACCGGAGGGAACAGTTCCTGCGTTCGCGAGACGAACGAGCATCTGAATGTGCGAGCCATCCATGGGCTTAGGAGTGAACACAGAACCGGTCCAATCGCCACGCTTGTTGTGACGACGAAGGTTGAGAACGCCTGCACCAGCTTGGTACTGCTCGCCCCATGCGGTCGTCGAACCTGCGTTACCGGCACCGAAGCCGAAAACAGCAATTTGATCAACCGAGAGAAGATCAGCATTTGGAAGCTGAGTCGTGAAGGTCGAAACGGGGACGTGGACATAGGCCAAATCAAGAACGCCGTTCGAAAGGTCCTTTTCGATCTGAGGATCGAAACCAGCGAAACGAGCATTCGAACCCGTGAACGAGGTCGCGTTGGTTACAACACCACCGACAGTCCAGAGGTTACCAGCACCCGTGAACGCACCAACGTTGTCGTTGGAGGCTGAGAGAGCTGCTGACTGTTGGTGAACGCGGCTGTAGCCGGAACCAACGAGGTCATACATACCACCAGCTTCGAGAGAGCCCGAACGGACACCCTTACCAGCTGGGTTGTTGAAGATCGACTGACCCTTTTGATAGGTTTCAGTGGCAGAAGCCGAGCTGAGACCGAATCCTGCTGCGCCACCGACATTGCTGCCGTAGGTGTAGTCAAGATAGAAGATGAGGCCAGAGGGAAGACTCATTGGCTGAACGCTGACGAG